ATGGAACAAGTATTAACACTGTCGAGGATTCATAACAAATTCTTCATAGTATACGACAATGAACCGCAAGCCCAGCAACAGGCTCGAAAGCTAGCAGTAAAACTCAAAGCCCTCGGGAAAAAGGTATTCATTGAGACTGTAGATACCGACCCTGGGGATATGAAAATTAAAGACGCTAGACATTTTACAAAAATATTATTAAAGGAGGTATTCTAAATGAAAAGAGTTATGAAAAGAAATGATTTACGGAAAAGGAGAAAAGCATTGGGATTGTCCCAAATGGAACTTGCGAGGTTGGTAGGGGTGTCACTGCTCACCATACAGACGTGGGAGCGGGGCGTCGGCGAACCTAAACCCGAGAACAAGGAGAAATTGGAACAAGTACTTGCTGAGTTAGAAAAGAAAGCGTAAAGCGAAATAGTCATAAGAGGAGATATTTATATGACCATAGAAGGAACATCTTGGAGAATTTGTTGAAGAATTGAAGGAGGCATCCCTAGTGAAGCGATTGATAGAGAACGAAAAGAAAAAAATCACCATTCCAGACCTCGTATACAAAGGCGTCCGTCAAGGAAATTTTACACTCATACCTAATGACTTATTGCGAAATCCTAACTTAAGCTCAAAGGCTAAAGTATTGCTATTCATAGGTTTATCTAACCAAGATGGGTGGAAAAGTCATAAAACCACGATTAGCTCAATGATGAAAGAAGGAGAAAATGCAATTGATTCAGCAATAAAAGAATTACAACAGTTTGGACTTATGAAGAAAATGCGTTACCGTGACCAGCAAACTAAGCAGGTAAAAGGTTCATTTTGGATGTATACAGATACTCCATATGTATTTTCCTCTTTCGACGACATATTGGAAATTCTTGATGAAGTTGGAATGGAGATTTTTCCATCGGACCTTGAAGGAGTCGCCGTAGATGATGGAAGCGAAACAGAGGAAAATTCTAATCCTTGTGAAAGCCATAGGGATGGAAACCACAGGGATGGGGACTATAGTAATGGGAATATGGCCCTAAAAATACTAAATAAAAATACAAAGGATAAAAATATAATATTATTCTCTGACCTAGATTCAAAAATAGAAAATAAACAAGATAAAAATTCCCGGCATGTCCCATTAGCAGAAAAACTAGCCTCCATCATTAAAAAAAATAAAAAGATTAATGTGACACCCCAAAAGATTTCTTCTTGGGCAAACGAAATTAGAAAGCTAGTAGAAACTGATGGTGTCTCCATTCAAAGAGTAGAGACTGCCTTGGATTGGTATGAGGACAATATAGGCGGTCAGTACATTCCGGTCATTGAAAGCGGCTCCAGCCTACGTAGCAAATTTATTAAGCTTGAGGACGCTATGCGTCGGGCTGGAGCCACTCCCGGTCAACCCAAAACCAGCCCCGCCGATGCTCCCAAAGACCCAAAGAAAATCCTCCGGCGATTCTTCCGTAGCAAAGATTTGACTTATGTATTCTACCGGGATTGCTATGAACCGGCAGAGGTATTGTTTGAAGGAACCGTTGACGGAGGAATTCTTGCGGAAACCCTTCTGAATTTGTACTCCCAAATCAAAGAAAAGCAGGAACAAAACTTATCGGGTGATTTGGTCAGGCTCCTTCCCGGTCCGATGGAATTGATTGCCCGATACATTGATTGGATTCGGGACAATACTTGGATTACCGACATTAGGTTGGACATGTTTGACCTGAACCATTCATTGTTCAGCAGATTCCGCCGGGACGAAGCCAAGACTGATAATCTTCAACGTGATGCGATAACTGGGAAATCTTATCTGAGGGGGTAGGAGGAAAGCTATGCAATACAATCAGGAAATTAAGGCTGATGCCGGAAAACCCCGATTGTCGTTGGTCCCGTCCGAAATCATCTGGGCAATTGCCGCTATCCGGGAGTATGGTTGTAGAAAATATGGCGAACATGGAGTGACACGTTGGAAGGAAGTTGAAAAAGAAAGGTATCGGGATGCCGCATATCGTCATTGGCTCAGATACCTAGAAAACCCTTCAGGAGTAGACCCGGAAAGCGGATTACCGCACCTTTGGCATTTAGCTTGCAATATAGCCTTCCTTTGCGAACTTGAGAAAGAGAATTGGAAGGATTTGAATTACAAATAACAAATAATTCGACGGGAGTTTGTATAATATAAAGACAGAAAGCCTAGGGAGGGGGATTTATTTTGATAAGAGACGACCAAGAATTCATTGAGAGGCGTATTGTCACAGGAATGATTGTAAGTACAGACTACTTACAAAGGATTCAGAAATTTTGGAATCCTTCCTTGTTCGAATCGCCGGAGCTAAAAATTGTAGCTGGTTGGTGTATGGACTACTTTAAAAAGTATGGAAAAGCTCCCGATTCAAACATACAAGATTTGTATATGGACGCTTTGAAGAAAGGCCTTTCCAAAGCAGATGCAAGATACATAGAGGAATTGTTACAAGACTTGAGCGATGAATATGGCAGGGGAACGCAGTTCAATTCAGCGTATCTATACGACAAGACCATTGAATACTTCAAAGCCCGAGAAATTGAAAAACACAATGAACAAGTCCAAGCACTCATTCAAGTGGGAGAAATCGAGAAAGCCGAGCAACTGACTGCATCGTTCCAACCGTCCATATTTGAAGATGAAAAGTTAGGCTTGGACTTGTCGAAGAAAAAGGAAACAATGGAAGCAATTGAACGAGCTTTCTTCAATGCCTACACTCCGGTTGTGACCTACCCGGGAGCGTTGGGAGAGCTTTGGAATGACCAGCTGGTCAGAGGAGGATTTGTTGCATTACTTGCTCCAGAGAAACGAGGGAAAACTTTTATGCTGTTGGAGATAGGATTGAGAGCAATCCGTCAGAAGGCAAATGTTGCATTTTTTGAGGCTGGTGATATGACCGAGGAACAAGTGTTGAGAAGGATTTGTATATACATTTCCCAACGTTCTGACAAGGAAAGGTATTGTGAAGAACGTTTCCGCCCTGTTGGGGATTGCGTGTTGAACCAGTTGGACTTATGTGACAGACCGGACAGAAATTGTGACCATGGAATTTTCGATGGTGTATCATTAAGTGCATTTATGCAAACGCCTCATCAATTCGTAAACCTCGAAGTGCTTCAACAAAAGTATGAGGAATACCCTGATTATGAGCCTTGCGACAGTTATGGCTGCACCGAGAGGAAAGGCGCGGTTTGGTTGAAGAAGGTAAAGAAATGCCGTCCTCTTTCAGTAGTCCAGGCGAAGAAAAATGTGAAGGAGTTTTTTGAAAGGTATAAACGCCGATTCAAGCTTATAACTTACCCTGCCGGAACTCTTACTGTCAGCGAAATCCGGCGAGTATTAGACATTTGGGAAAGGCAGGATGGTTTTGTCCCGGATGTAATAATTATAGATTATGCTGACTTGATGTCCGCAGACGATGCGAAGGTTTCTGAATTTCGACACAAGCAGGATTATATTTGGAAATCATTGCGGGGATTATCACAGGAACGACACGTATTGGTAGTCACTGCAACACAAGCAGATTCAGAAAGTTATGAGCGGAAAAGATTGACGATGAGTAACTTCAGCGAAGACAAGCGTAAGCTATCCCATGTTACAGCAATGTATGGACTAAACCAAGACCCGCAAGGGAGGGAGAAGAAGCTGGGAATACTGCGAATCAATGAAATCGTGGTGCGTGAAGGAGAATTCTCTAACGACAGAGAGGTTTGGGTTTTGCAAGACCTTGCGACAGGTAGACCATTTTTGGAAAGTTTTTTCCCATGATTGGAAGAAACTTTTTTTGAAAACCATTCAAATAATTTTGGTTCAAATTGTATAATAATATCAGAGAGGAAAGCTAATACTAAAATCAATACAAAATCAAATCAAAAAAAAGGAGGAGTTTGTATGTCAGTAAAAAGAGAGGATTTGATTAAGGTAGCGAAGGAGTTGAATGATGTCCTCGGGCTAGACCCGCAAATCAAGACAGGCAAGAAAGTGACAGACAAGGAATTGATGGAACAAATATTAGAGGCTGCTGATTTGCTTTTACCTGAGGATGATATTTCCGAGGAGACCATGAGAGTCATTAAACTCTTAAAGGGTGAATCCGTTGAAGAAGAAGATGAAGAGGAGGAAGTAGACGCTGATGAGGAACTTGAAGAAGATGATGACGAAGTAGAAGAAGTAGAAGAGGAAGAAGTTGAGGATGAAGAGGAAGAGGATGAAGAAGAAGATGATGACGAAGTAGAAGAGGAAGAAGAAGAGGACGAAGAAGAGGATGAAGATGAAGAGGAAGAACCGGAGGAAGAGGAAGAACCGGAGGAAGAGGAAGAACCGGAGGAAGAGGAAGAAGAGAAGAACGTAGAAGAAGAAAAACCAGCAGAGAAATCCAAGGTTAAAGCCAAACCAACTCCTCCGTCAACAGGGGTAGGTGTAACTCGTATAGGTGCGGCAACTTTGGTCATTAAGAGTAAGAGAGCAAAGAACCCTATGACCATAGAGGATTGGGTGAAGAGAACTGATGAACTGTATGTCAAAGAAGGAGGAAAACCGAATCTTAAAGAAAGCCGATATGCAGTAAATGTCGCTGTTAAGGTTCTCGAAGCATACGGATTAATTGAGGTTACAGGGGACAAGGTAAGTAAGCTAGAGTGAGGTGATTTGATGAAAATATATACAGCGGCATTGGGGATGAGAGGAGATATGTTATATTGCCCTTTGCCTTTATCCATTGACCCTTATTGGACATGCGAGGTGAATTGTTATCACTGTTATTCCCGGCGTTTGAATCGGACTTGGGGCAATGACTTTCGGATGGCAGATGTCGAGAGTATAAAAAGAAAACTTTCGTCCTCTTCAAAGGGTAAAAGTCCATTACATGAGGCTATTCGACAACGCAAGACATTACGTTTAGGAAACCGTTCTGACCCGTTCCAGCCATGGGAGGAAAAATACCGAGTATCAACTGAGATACTAAAATTTCTTATGGAAATAGAATGGGACACGGTAGTTCAAACAAAATTTCCGCGCCGGGCTTATGAGATGACCGGGTTAGGGAAAACTTGCACGATGATGGCAATAATCACTCCCGGATTGGAGGCTGATTGGGAACTATTTGAACGCAATATGACAGAAAACCCTATAGACAGGGTCAAAATGTTGAGTAAGTTACAAAAGAAAGGATTCAATGTTGGGGTCAACGGTGAACCATTCATTCCCGGTTACCATACGCCGGAGCAATTCGAGGAAACGGTCAAACTGTTAAAGTCTTATGGAATCAACCGTTACAATACTTACAATTTACACTTCAATGATTATGTAGCAAAAAACTTACTCAAGTTGGGGCTGGATATAGAAAAAATCTGGTATATGAATCAGGACAAGCAGTGGAGGAGGATACTCAAGAAACTTATTGAAATTGCTGAAAAACATGATATTATTCTTGGCTGTCCCGATTTCGTAAATAGCGGTTGGGAATACGTGCAAAAATGTAATACATGTTGCGGATTGGACGTGAAAAATCCTTGCACATTCAACACTCATCATTTCAAGCTAGCGGTTCAAAAAGGCGAGGACTCGAGGAAGTGTTGGGACGGCGTAGGCAACTATGAAGAAGGCTTGCAAATCATAGAAGGAACTACCGATGAGATGTACACGTTGAAGGATGTGGTAGGATGTCCGCCATCCTCCTGAGAGATACACCCGTTGAAGAATACGACGGCATATATGTAAAGAGGGAAGACCTTTGTGCAGCGGAAGGAGCACCGCCTTTTAGTAAAATTCGGGGTCTTGTAAAACATTTAGAAAAGTTAAAATGGGAAGGATATATTGGGGTGTCCTATGTAGAAACTTCAGTCAGTATGGCGGGATGGGGAGTAGCTTGGGCTTGCTATCATTTAGGTATGAAATGCCTGATATTTAACCCTGTATATAAAAAGCCTATTCCGTTACTTGAATTTCACCGTCAGCAGTGGAAACGCTGGGGGGCTGAATTAGCAGATATTCCCGCTGGAATGGCGAAAGTGAACTATTATATAGCACAGAAACGAACACCGAAGGGATACAAGTTGTTACCTTTGGGATTGCCGTTGTCGGAGACGCTTGAAGAAACTGTCCGAATAGCAAAGGAGTGTATAAAGGATTTTCCTACTATTGTAATTTGTGTCGGCAGTGGTACTATTGCCTCAGGAGTTTGGCAAGCTACCCGTCCTGGTCAGACCGTGTATGGGGTAATGAGTAGAACAGGAGACATTTCGCTCAAGCGTAAGCGTATTATGAATGACTACCTTTCACCGCTCACTCGCTTCCAATCATCGAAGAAAGGAAATCTGGAACTGATAGACGAAGGTTGGGAATATACTGAAGCCTGTAATACTCCTGTCCCATTTCCGTGTCACCCTTATTATGATGCTAAAGCGTGGGATTGGTTGATTAGAAATCGAGAGAGATTGGTTGATCCTATATTGTTTTGGAATATAGGTTCAACCGGAGATTTTTTGGAAAACCGATGAGGCGGTTGGGGATTTAGTATTATTGGAATACGAGTGATTGAAATTTAAAGAAGGGAGAGGAGAACCATTAATGCCATTAAGGAGTATCAAGAAATCCGGGAATTTGTGAGCAGAATTGTTCCAGGGAACCACCCTTTCTTCCCCGCAAAACACAAAAGCGGACTAATCAAAGAGAAGGGAAGAAAGAGAAACTATCATCAATACAACTTACTTACACAACAATGGGAGAAGCGAGAGCGGTTGTTGGACACCGAACAAATCAACAGTTTTCTCGAAATTTCGCTGCGAGCTGCAGCATGTCCGATGCCATTTAATGCGGACGTTTGGGACGGTTTGAATTGTATTGTGGAGGGGCAGAAAGTGAAAACCAAAAGAGGGGAAATTCCTATTGAGGAGGTAAGGCCTGGAGATGAAGTCTTAACCTTCAACGAAGTCACAGGAAAAACAGAGTGGAAAACAGTCGTCAATACCTCTAGGAGTATCCGGAGAGATTTGGTGGAGATAGAAACAGAAAAAGGAAAATTGTTAGTAACAGAAGACCACCCAGTATTCACTCAGCGGGGATGGGTCAGGGCTGGTGAGTTAACAGATGAGGACGTCCTGTATACCTACTAATACTCCCGCTAACTTTTGTAAGTGTGGTTGCGGAACTCCCATTCCTCCGGGAAATACTTGGGTAAGAGGACATAACCGTCGAGGAGTAAAACACGCTAAAGAGGCACGAGAGAAAATAAGCAAGGCGTTAAAGGGAAATACCCCTTGGAATAAAGGTATTCCAAGGACTGAGGAAGAAAGGCAGGCTATCAGTAGAGGAATATCTGAGGAGGAACGGAAAAGAAGGTCAGAAAGGACTAAAAAGGGCTGGGAGGAGGAGAAATATGACTTCATGTATGGAGAGACAAACCCGGCCTGCCGTCCAGAAGTTCGGGAGAAAATTGGAAACACCTGGCGTGGACGTTCTCACACCGAAGAAACAAAGGAGAAAATAAGAAAAGTCCGTTTGGGGAAACCCGGTAGGCCATTTCCAGAGAATCTTAAAAAGCTATTTTCCAAACGAATGAAAGAAGATAATCCGATGTATAGAAAAGAAGTTCTTGAAAAACATCCAGTATTGAATCACGGCCCAAAGTTTATTTCTGAAGGAGAAGATAAGGTTGCGAAGATATTGCAAGATATGAAAATAAGTTATGAAAGGCAGAAACCTTTAAAGAAAGCGGTACGCGGATATTATATGTTAGACTTCTTTTTACCAGAGTACAATGTAATAATAGAGTTTGATGGACACCATTCCCACGTTGAGAATCCAGAAAGAGATAAAGAACGTGACGAGTATATTTTGAAAACATATGGATACCCCACATTGCGAATAAAACCTCTAGAATTGAACAATAGAAATAGACCTGATTTGATAGAAAAGATAAGGAGGTTTTTAAATGGATGTAAAACCGGCGAAAATAAAGTCAATTAGAAAAGTTGTTCGGGAAACTGTTGTATATGATTTAACTGTTCAAGATAATCCGAATTTTTTCGTTGAAGGTTATCTGGTTCATAATTGTCCGTTCAGGTGTATTTACTGCTATGCTGATACCTTCCGAGCTAGTTTATACACCTCCTTTTTCGACAAC